ATGGGTTTCCCTTTAAAAAAAACAATGTCTAAAAAAACTGATATACCCCCTATTCACTTCCCAAAAAACATACCAACAAAAGCAAATGGGAAGTTGACATATAAAGTGATTATTCACGACTATGTGAAAAACGATGAAACATCGGCACTTTATCTACAACTATTTTTAAACGGAGAAAGAAAGCGAATCAATTTAGACCTTTATATTCCGAAAAGTGCTTTTGATAGCGTAAACAGACGTGTAAAAAAATCTTTTAAAGGAAGTAAAGACTTAAATCTTATAATTGAAAAAACGATTTCTGATGTTGTACAGATTGAAATTTTGTATCGTTTAAGCGATACAAACTTAACGTTAGATATTCTTCAAAACGAATTGCAAAATCCTTCTTCCCGATTGGATTTTATAAAATACTGGGAAGAACAAATTGAAATTGACAGTAAACATTTAGCAGCAAGTACTACACGCCTATCAAAAGGGATATTAGCAAAAGTTAAGGGTTTTAAAAATATAATTCTTTTTAAAGATTTATCTATAAATCTAATAAATGAATTGCTTTATTTTATGAAATCAAAACGCGGCAACTGTCAAAACACAATTTTCAATATTACTAAATACCTCCGAAAATATATTAAACGCGCACAAATGGAAGGGATTTCCGTTCCTATTAAATTCTGTGACATTCCACATAAAAAAGTAAAAGCCGAAATCGGCTATCTAAATGATGATGAAATAATAAACTTATGGAACTTCTACAACAGTGAGTATATCACCGAAATATATAGGATAATTTTAGCCAAATTTCTTTTTTCATGCCTTACAGGTCTTCGGATTTCAGATATTCAATCATTATCAGATTTAAATATTATTGAAGGTTTTTTGGTAAAATTTACAGCAAAAAAAACAAAGAAAATTCACAAAATCAAACTTTCAGAAACCGCCAAAATAATATTAGACCACGGGTTTTTATTTAAGGCACATTACCCAGATCAAACTATAAACAGAAAGTTGAAAGAAATTGCTATAATGTGTAAAATACCAAAACAAATACATTTTCACATGGCACGCCATAGTTTCGCTACCAATTTTTTAAAACAAAATGGCAGGGTTGAAGTATTACAACATTTAATGGGGCATTCTTCTATTCGGGAAACAATGGGATACGTACATATTGTTGAAGAAGATCTAAACGAAGAAATATTTTTATTGGATAATATTTTTAAACCAAAAACTAAAGAAGAAACCGACAATTAAGTCGGTTTTTTTAATACATCATAAGTAACAGTTCGAATTTTGTCTGGTAGCTTCCGTTAGGCGTTTCTTTATAACTCATGGTATTTACATAATAACGTTTGTTGTCTATAAAAACAAAATCTTCTGTCGTGATATCCTTGATTTGTTTGTTTGATAAAAAAGCATCCGCAGGAAAAACACCGCTTGAAAGATAATTTCTAAAGGACAGCTGATAGTTTCTTTCGTATATGTTTTTCAAAGTCAAATCATAACCTTGGTAATTTTGCGCAGGTGCCGATGTTGTTGCATTTGAATGATTGTAAATAACCAAACCTACACCACCTTTATCTTCAATTGCTTCGGTCAAAATCAAACCGTTAGATGTTACCGGCATAAATTTAAATTTACTCGTAACTTCTTTGGTATGTTCTTGCAGTTTGTTTTTGGCTACTGTGATATTGCTTTTTGTAACAAAAACATTATCATCTTCTTCATTATCATATTTCAACATTAAAGAATCGAATTCGTGTGTTTCAAATTCATCAATGTAAACAGAATCAATTTTAACCCCTGTTTTCTGAACAAATTTATCATTGAAAAAATCAAACGAAATAGTTTTATCGTGATCGTTCGGTGTGATCTGAAGATTAAACAATTTCTTTAACTCATTTATGTAATCGATAAAAGACCATTCAGGTACGTAACGCTGTAGATTTATAATCGGGTGCGTTAAATAGCCTTTTTCTTCGGCTATTTCTGAAATTTTAATTGAATTAAACTGTATTGTTTCGGAATTAATCCAACTTTGTTTTATAAATGTAATGGCAACATTGGCGTCAGTTGTACCCGTATAAGGCGGTACAAATTCTGCACTGTATGTTTCAATTTCGTTTAACGGCGGGTTTTCAAATATCTGCACTTCAACATTACCGCCAACACCAGCAACATTAACCTGTGCTTTTACAGGAATTGTTGAAAGGTTTTTTAACTCTATTTCTACTTTATAACGCCTACCAACTGGCAATTGAAAAAGGATCTGCTTTAAACTCATACCTATACCAAGCATTTGCCAACCACCTGCAATGTAAGGAATGTTCATTTTCAGTGAATTCAGTTCAATTTCGCACAAATTATTGTTTTCACTGTAAAAAAGTAAACGTTTTATAAAATCGTTTTCGTAAAAATTGCCTTTTACCTTATACCCTAAACTTTCAACAGCTCGTTTTAATGGTGCAAGTAAGTATACCTGCGGGCTGTTTACTGTGTGGTTATCGTAATGCAGTTCACCGCCAAAAGTGTAATAGCTGTTTACCGTCATGTATCGAACACCGCCATCATAGTAAACACGGTTTATACCACCGCGAAATTTAAACCAATCGTCATCTTCTTTTAAATCTTCTCCAAATTTATTGGGAAAAGAATAATCAGGAAAATTAAACAACACTTCCGGAAACCCTTTTTTTAATTGATTTGCAGCATACGTTTTCCATTTGTCAATGTGCATCAAAGGTATTAAGGTTGTACGTTTTTCTTCGTAATTGTAGGTCGGTGGATTTGACGTTCCTAGAACGGTATTAACCCTTTCAGGTAAAAATTCAGATATCTTCTTATCTCTTAAATTATAGATAGGCGAATAAAATCGTAGATTGCATTTACGAGCATTTTTTAAGTAACCCAAAATTTGCAATTCACCCTCAAAGGTTCCTTCTGGTGTTAAAACCTGTACTTTGTGAAAAGTGTCCCGAAATGTAGATGTTGGTAAACGAGAACCTAACGCTTTTCGTGCACTTTCATTTTCAACGATCATAAAAGGGTAGCTGTTTGCCTGAATTTTAAAATCGTTATCTAAAAACTTATTATCACGGTTGATTGTAAGCGTTTCTTTATACACTTCGATTTCAACACCTGCTTTAAAAATCTTGATCATTAGTTTTTAATTTTTGGTGATTTATTAAATTCAAAAGTCAGCACGGCACTGTTTATAAATTCGTTTTCATTAATAACAGGTATTGTTTTCAACGTAGCAACGCACGGAATAAAAACACCATTAATTTCGATTTCCACTTTTAAAGATGATGCAATCTGGTTTACAATTGCATTTTCGCTATCTAACAGATGTCCGGTATCGATTGATACCTGCGTATCTGTTTGAATTTCGGCGGTGTTGTAATAACCCATTTCGTTTTGGTACTTAAAATATGTTTGCTCATCTTTCGTAGACAATTTACCAAACAGTTCTACCAGAACAGGCATCCCGAAACGGTTGTAAAAACGGATTCTTTTTGGCTTGTAAAAACCATTTCTAACCACACGTATTTTTTTCTCAATTACAAAGTTGTATGCTTTAATTCTAAAAAAATAAGCATCAACATCATCGGGAACATTAACAGGTAAAGTAAGCAGCAATGTTTTTGTTGCAGAAATAGATCCTGTTGTTGCTTGTGATGTTATAACCGTACCATTTTCCTTTACAGCTTCGGCGGTTATTATTAAATCTGGATCGTTAATAAAAAAAGGTAGTTGTATAGTGGTATTAGGCTGTACTAATAAAACATCGGCATCAACCGCAATCCACGCCAATTGTTTGTCTTCGTATTTTTCTACCGTTGGCAAAACACTGTATTTTAATTTGTAGTTCAACGTATACTGAATGAACCCTATAGAACTACCAACAGCATAACGTGCAATTGTAATTTTTAAATCTCTTATTAATGCAAATCTTTGAATAAATACATTTTGAACTTCTGACAATGAAATATATTTTAACAGTAAATTTTCAAAAGTAAGTACCATTTGTTGATTGCTTATTTTGGGCATTACAACGCTATCAAATAATTCATTATCTATAAAGATATTTGCCTGATAATGGCTGTAAACGGTTGTATCTTCAACTATAATTTCGGTGATGTTGGCATCGTTTAAAACACGGTTTTGTGTTGGGGCTGTTATCGTAGGCATATTATTCTGAAATTATTGCGTTATTTTTTGTTTGTTGTAGTTCCTTTAGAAGTTTGTCCATTTTTTCCAATTCTTCATAACCAAAGAAGCTTTTAGCAACAATACCGTTTTCTAAATTTCCGTTTAGCTGCATTAAAGTCCCTGTCAACATTGAAAAAACAGGATTATCAAAAAACGGATTGGCGACTGAACCCGAAACACCGTTTAACTGCATTTGGCGTTCATTGTCTAACCAGTCAATTATTGGCGCATAACGGGGGCTTTGAGCCATAAATGCAGGCGCAACCCACTCATTTGCGTGTACCATACCTGTTAACTGGCCATATTCATCACTCATACCTATGCCCTTGTTTCCAGTAGGTCCACCATGATAATGTGTTGGCATTTTCTGTAATGGCGTACTACTGATTTTCTGAACATTTTTAATACCAGAAACAACAGCTAAAGCAGCAGCAGCTGCACCCAACGCAGGACCAACAATTGGAATTCCCGAAAGTGAGTTAAAAGCATTGGTAGCAGATTGATAGGTTGTAATTACGGTTTCTGCAATCTTGGTAGCTTTCCACGCACCCGAACCTTCATTAAAAGCTTCGGCCGCACTGTTTAATGCTCCTTTTACGGAATTTAGTTTTTGTTCTTCCGTTAAGCGCGTCCAATCAACCTGGTTAGAACGTAAAGTTCTTTCGGCTTTGTCAAAATCGGCACGAACTTTTTGTTCCTGGTATGCATATTTTTGGCGGATCTGATTTTTTAATTCTTCTGCACCTTCAACCGCTTCTACTTTTGCCAGTTCCTTTTCACGCTCAATATCAATTTCTAGCAATGATATTTCACGCGCTTTTTCTAATAAGATAAATTGACGTTCTTCTTCGGTTGTCGCTGCTTCGGCTCTACGCTCGTATTCCTGTTCTTCTTTTGAAATTCGATTTTCTTCAGCCAATTCTTCGGCCTGTAAACGATATTCTTCCGAACGCTGAGCACGGGCAGCTTCTAATTCAGCATCGCGGGTGGCTTCTAATTCTTTTAATCGATCAGTATGCGCCTGAATTTTTGCAATTTCTTCGGCAGTTTTCTTGACATCAACAGCCTTCATTGCTGCAATGTTTTCCTGCTGTTTTTTTATTTCATTGGCATACTTATTTGTAATAGCTGCTTCTTCACGTTCTAAACCTTTTAATCTTAAAAGTTCTCGTTGTTCTAAACTTTGTCTTAAAATCTCATCGATTTCTTCTTCAGCTTTATCGAATAGTGCTTTTAATGCTTCGTGCTTTTTCTTTTCGGCTTCAATTGCTTTCTCACGCTCACGCTTGGCTTTTTCTTCTGCTTTTTTATCTACTTTGTTACCTCCTTTACCGCCATTACCTTTACCGTCTTCATTTCCAAAGTCATCACTTCCCCAACCGTTGATTGTACCAGTATAATAGTTTGATTGAATTTCTTTACCAGCTTCACTTAATACTTGTTTTACTGTTTCCTTACCGGCTTTAATAATATTACTTACATTGTTAAAATGTTTTTTAAAAGCATCAGCCGCACCGCCGAAATCTAAATCCCATGCTTTTTTACCAACTTCACTAAACCCCAAAAATGCTTTACTAGCTTCTTGAATGGTAATAATAATAGTTGCTACGGTGCCATTGAAAGCACCTGCTAAAATTGTTAGGTTATGGAAACCACGAACCATTTTTGCTAGCCAGTTTAAAACCCAAACTTTTGTATCGGCAATTAAAGTTTCAAATCCGCCGCCAGTAGTATTAAAAAGCTTTGATATTTGGATATCTAATTCTTCGGTAGCTTTAATTACACGTAGTTGTGCGGCTTCTACATCCGTTAACTTTCGATCGGTTTTTTCCAAACCATCGTTTATAGCTTTTATTACAGCTTCAAAACCACCCGCATCTTCACCCATTGATCCAAAAACATCCGCAACCAATTGCTGTTTCTGCTGAAAATTCAATCCAACCTTATCGGCTTCCTTATTTATCAGAATTAAAGCTTCTTTTGTAGATATTGTACCAGTTTTTACACCGTTTGCCAATTTTGTTGTAAAACCCGAACCAAAAGCAGCAGTTAATGCATCGGAAGCGGATTTAGTCATTTCCTTTAAACGAATATCCATTTCCTTAATGGTATCTACCAACTTATCTTTATAGGTACCCGATTTAGCACCTTCTTCTAAAATGGAAAAGAATTCTTTTGCAGTATAACCAGCGTTTTTAAAATGTACAACATATTCACTAGCGTTATCAAAAAAATCATCTGCAGCTTTACCACCACGAACGTATCCATTTTCTACTAACTCTAAAGCCGATAAATAATCAATTTTGTAAGCTTTTGCTACAGCATTAACAGTATTTGCAACCTTTTTCAAATCCTCGTTAGCTACTTCTGCAAAAGCCTTGGTGCGAACCGTTGCCATTTCTAAAGCTTCACCTGTTAAACTGGTAAATTGCTGCATTAACCTAGTAGCCTTTTCCATTTCAACATTGTAATCGTACCAGTACTTTGTAACTACAACTATACCTGTAAGCAATGTTAAAGCCGCACCTATTGGTGTGGCAATAAAAGCAAGTAATTGCTTTGTAACATTTGATATACCGTTTCTTAATAATTCATATTCTTCTTTTACGCCTTGTATATCACCACTTGTTAAAGCATTAACAAAATTTTGGTAAGAAAAAGCACCTGCATCTAAATCTTTTTTACTGTCTTTTAAAGCTTTACTTGTACTGTATATTTCCGCTGTAAATTCTTTTTGCTTCGCTTTAAGTTCGACTATTCGATCTTGATGTTTTTTTAATTGTTCGGTATAATCAGCATCAGATTTATTAAGGTTGCGTAAATCACGATTCGTTTCCCGTAAACCTTTGGTGATACCGTTTAAACTGTTAACGACTTCTTTGCCGTTAATGTTAATGTTTATATTCCGTACTACTGCTTTTGACATTGTCTAACCTTTAAATTGTATGATCACTTCATCAGCACGTGCTTCGCCAATTGCCTGTGCCAAAAACTCAACAACATTGCTGCTTTCAATAGCGTTGTTTACAACATCTGTTTGTTCCAAACGCATATTAATGCCGTTTTTCTTAACACCTTCGAAGCCGTAATTTTGAACGTATAAATGTTTAGGACCAACAACGCTTAAGCGTACCATTTGCCCTTTATTGAATCGTGGTTTTACTGTTGTATTCAACCGCATACCGCCTGCTTTACCGCTAGGATCAAACATTCGGGTAATATTGTGGTTTACGGCGTTTTGAAGTTTGTTAACTGCCTGCTGTGCTATTTCGCGTTCGCTCATATCAATGATATTTTAAACGAAGTTAGGTTTGGAAAAAAGCGTAAAAAAGGACATGAAAAAACCGCCATATTTGGCGGTTTATATTAATCTTCCCATTTGTCGGGTTCAAAGCAGAAAGGTTCTTGGTTTTTTAAAGAGAAAATTAAATTCCAACCAAACATATTATCGAAGATTGGACCTACTTTTTCAATGCTTACACTGCTTATTTCAAACAAAGAATATAAAAAACTGGTTTCATCTGCATGTTCTTTTTTTAAATAACTAACAACATCTAATGCCAGATAGTATGTTTCATTGAGTACGATGTTTTCTTTTGTAAAATCGTTGGGTTTACCCGCAAAATCAATAATAAGCAGGCTTACAAAGTGCGTATTAAAATTAGCTGTTTTATTTGCATTTGTATTTAATGCACTGCTATGTGAAAGCAAGAGTAATGCAGGGGTTTTAACTCCTTTTCTAAACTGCCCCTCAATTTCTTTTAGGTTAAATCGGTAAAAACCGTTGATGCCTTTATGTCTATTGGCAATTGTTTCGTGAAGCTGTAATATTTTATCAGGATCTATTTTTCTTTCCATTTTTCTTGTGTAATTATAGTGTTGGTAAATTCACTCATAAACGTATGCAGGCGTGTGGCTTTGGTTTCGTTGTAGGTACCAAACTTTTGCCCGGACATTGACAAAACAACATCTAAAAACGAGTGGTTACCGTTTGACTTTTTTTGTTGCGATATAACCTTTGGATAAACCTTTGGATACTTTTTAACCAGATGATTTTTGCATCCTGAATAACAAAGATGCACGGCAATTAAGATGTGTTTTGGCAAACGTTTAAAACGTTTGGCACGTTGGTTTTGTAAATCCCAATTAAAAACCTCGTTTTTCTTGAGATAAAGTACCGCCGTTAAATGTTGTAGGTAGTTGTAATCGTTTGTTTCCAAAAATTTATTAAAAAGTCCATCGGCGTAACTGAAACGTTCAATGCTGAAATCAAACAATCTATCTAATGGTTTCTTGTAGCCAACCAGATCGATAAACTTTTCACGCTTAACATCTTCATAAATAAATTTATAATGTGTTTTTAATTCGCTTAATGGCACCAATTGTAAAACAGCTTTTAGTTTATGCTTTTTAACGAAGTTGTATTTGTGTGCGTTATTGAGTATCAACCACACCGCCAAATCAAATAAATCACCTTTAAGGTTTTGGGCTTTGGCAATTCGTTTTAACTGATCATCGGTTAACAGGTTCCATGTATCGGGAATATTAATATCTATAGTTACATCCATAGCTTTGAAATTTATTCAAAGTTGCATTTTTTGGAAGTTGTAAAAAAGGACAGTAAATTTTTGTAATTTTAAATTAAAATAGCTGTTATGAAATTACATGAATACATTAGCAACGTATTGGAATTTGTTTTTAGTACATGGATCGATATTCCTTTGGAGTTTGAATACATGGTTGAAATTACCGCAACTCAATTCTTTTACCACAACATTGCACTAGATGAATGTTGCAGATTTGCAGAACTGATAATAAACATTCACACAGAAGGTGAATTTGATTATGTTTTTGAATATGAACCTTTCAATGTTTTGGATGATGAACTATCAACAGAATTCGTATATGAGATTGACAACACCGTTAATCCGGAAAGCTTTGCAATAATTATTGATGGCGAAAAGCGCATCGATGTTCACTACAAAGAAAATTTAAGTTATCAGGATCTAGTGGAAAAAGTTAAAGAACTGGATTGGCCATTAGATTAACTTCGTAAGGAAAAGCAAAAGTTTTAATATTCTCACCTTTTAACCAAAGGTCATGATGCTCGCTGTTCAAAACAACGGGCATTCTTTTTTTGTTGTTGTGTATTTCTGCCATTAGTTCGTTGGCTTCTGTTGTTAGTATCGTGTAAGTAATCATAGGAACACCAGTCTGCGGATTATTCCAAACAGAATACAATCCTGCAAAAGCAAACAGTTCTTCATTTGCAACACTTATCTGGTATTTCTGTTTTACCTTTCCTTTGTCATCGTTCCAATGCCATTCAAAAAAATGCGATGCCGGAATCAAACACCGGTTATTGATCGAATTCCTAAAAGAAGGTTTTTCTTCTAATGTTTCGATTCGTGCGTTAAGCGTGTTTTTTTGAAACGTAGTATCTTTTGCCCAGGTTGGCAGCAATCCCCAATTTGCACCGGTAATGATATCCGGTCGTTGATCTACAATTATCGGCATAAACGGATGCGCGAAACCGTTTGCTTCCACTACAGGCTGAAAACCATCTTGATCGAACTTCGCTTTAAAAGCTTTTTCAATCTGCTTATTGCTTTTGCTAACGCCATAAAAAAAACACATACCTACCTCCTTTTTTTCTTTTCGCGCACAAGCGCATCAACCACACCCAAAATTATCACTTCATCACCATCATCAATTTTTACGCTATTGGAATATTCTGTATTCAAAGCAATCAACATGTTTTTAGCTTTGTCGAAACGTTTCAATGTATATTCTGAATTATTGATTGAAACTACAACATCATCTTCATGCTGTGGTTCATAATCAGAGCGTAGAATAATGAAATCCCCGATCTGATATTCTGGGAACATCGACAACGATTTTACTTTATTGATAAATGTACTTTCCTTTTTAGAAAGATATCTTTCATCCAAACTCATTGTATCGGCCAGAAAATCTTCTGCCGGCGATGGAAACCCCGCCTGAACACCACCTAAATATTTAACCAAATATTTTTGTCCTTCTCCATTAACCGGAATATTCTCCAATTCTTTACCAAATACCGGAGCTTTAATAAACTTTATCATATTATTATCCTACTTCTAAAACATCATCCCACATTGTTGTATAATTCGGGCTTAATAGATCCTGGCGCATTTTCCAAGTTTTATCTAAAGCCTGAGAACCCAACTTTAATTTTTTGGTACCGTATTTAAAATTTAATTTGTCAATCACGTTCATCGCTTTGCGGTGTTGCACCGGTTCATCTTCGAACATATTGAACTGCTTTTCGTTTTCGGGCGCAATACCTCCAACAATTACACCAGCTTTTTTGTACTGATAGCCATCTTTAAATATTAAATCTAAGCCTTTTTTCGCATACTTTGACAATTCGATACTTGAATTGGTTCCGTATGGTATTGTAACATTGATCGATTTGTAATACTGTTGGTTGTTTTCATTGAAAGGGTTTGTATAAATGAAAACTGTTACAATATTGCATGTACTTTTTTGATTTCTCAACTTTTCAGCACATGTTGCCGCGAACGTAGATATCCTTTCTTCAAGATAGGATTTCTCACCGTATGTTTTATCAAATGACCGCGTTGTTGCAATGTTCTTTTTGTTTGCTACTTCTTCCAAATCTAAAACAGATAATCCTTCAAGTTCTTTTTTCAATCGCAAACCTACAACTGAAAATTCCTTTCTTACATATTCATTTGGCAACTGGGTAAACTGATATGCTTTGTTTACACCTCTTGCTTTTAGTTTCTTCGCGAATTGGCGGCCAATTCCCCAAACATCTTCAATATCCAACCACTTTAAAGCTTTGATTCTTTTTTCATCGGTATCGATAACATAAACACCTTTGAATTGTGGAAACTTCTTAGCAATACGATTTGCTACTTTGGCTAAAGCTTTAGTAGGCGCAACACCAACGCATGTTGGTATCAATGTGCTTTGCAATACTTCTTCTCTAATTTTTAAACAATACTCTGTTAGATTGTACTTTTCAAAACCCTTCAGTTTTAAAAATGATTCATCAATTGAATAGACTTCAATCTCCGGTGTGTAGCGTTTCAAAATAATAGTTACACGATTGCTCATGTCGCCATACAAAGCATAGTTCGACGAAAAAACCTGAACACCTTTTTCTTTGAAAATAGTTCGATATTCAAAAGCAGGCGCACCCATTGGAATACCTAATTCTTTAGCTTCATTACTACGCGCTATAACACAACCGTCGTTGTTACTTAATACAACGATGGGCACATTTCGAAGTTGTGGTTTAAAAATTCTTTCACAACTTGCATAAAAATTATTGCAATCTACAAGCGCATACATGATACAAAATTATTAAATTGGACAATGCGTTAAAGTTAAAATATGAGAACGTTTAAAAATGTCGTTTGCATCGAATTAGATTTTGATATAGAAATTGAGCCAGAGCACTGGTCCAACATGAATATAATTTCTAAAAATTTAACAGACTTCAACGAGAGGTTCAAAACGGATTTTATTGTAAACTACAGTGTTGATGATTATTTTTTTACGCCATTGGAAGATGAAAGCAACGAACTTTTAATTTGGTTTTTGGAAGGCGTGCCCGAACTTTTATCTTTTGCATATTCACCGACAATGTCGTCCTACGAAGATTTGGATCTTTATTTGAACAACCGGAGGAAAGAATTGAAGTATGTTTTCAGTAAAGAAATGTTTGAAAACTTCCAAAAAAGATATATCGATTATGCACCATTAGGATTTTTAGAAAAACCGGATGCAATTTATATTAAAAGTAAATTGACAGATATGATTTTAGACCATTCCCTAAAATATAAGTTTTAAAACAAAAAAAAGCGATACATTTCTGCATCGCTTAATAGATATTTCTCCTTTCTTTAAATTAATTTTCTGACCACATCCCCTCCTTAGCTTTTTCCTTTACTTCAGATAATATATATTGATCGTCACCTTCAGAATCTTCGACAGTCATCGAACACCAGTCAGCAATTTCTCTTTCTTTTTTTTCTGAAATAAGAGTTTTAATAACATCTAAAGTATAATTTGTCTTACTCATGTCGGTACATTCAACCATGAATAATTGTACCCTTTCGCACATATTCATAGCATCAGTGCTTTCTTTTACAATTTCTTCAAGCAACTCTTCTTTGCTCATCTTAGACCACTTTTTTAAAAGGTCTTTATTTTCTTTTTTAAATTCTTCTACACTAATTAATCTCATTTTTAAACTTTATTAAATTAAACTTTTTTAAAATTCCATAAGCCAAACCACCAAGCACAACCGCCCCAACGACATACAACCAAACCGGCTCTTTACCTTTACTTGCATCTTTTTTCTGCAGTTCAGTTTTTATTTGACGGTTATTTGATACAGCAACATTATTTTGTTGGTTTTCTTCGGATACAGCAGACTTTTCTTGTTTGATGTCCGTTTGATCGGATTTTGAAACATCGTTTGTCTGTGATGATTTTTTATTGATCCGTGGGTTGGTAATTTCGGTTTTGTTTCCTTGATTATCTGTAATAGTAATTTTATCACTTTCAAAACTCATCCACGCTTCAAAGAATGATTTATCGGTAACAACTTCGGTTTTTGTTTCTTGGTTGTTTACCATAATCGTTTCTTTTTTTTCAACAGTTGAATTGTCGACAATAGAAACATTTTCGGTTTCGGTATGTTTAAAATCAGTCGTGCTTTTTTTTGATCTACAAGAACATATTCCCGACGTCAGGAAAACGATCATAAATAATAAAATTAGATTTTTCATTTTACAAATGTTTATATTCTTCTTTAGCATTAAAACTCGGGCAATCTTTCGCAACATTTGGAAAATCTTTATGCCCTTGAATAACCGCACCCGGATACTTTGCTTTTAATCCGCAAATAATTTGCAGCAATGTTCTTTTTTGCGCATCGGTCCGGTTGTCTAACGCTTTTCCGTTATCGTCTATACCGCCAATGTAACTAACGTGTATTGATTCGGTGTTATAGCCTTTTACACCATTGCAAACCGTTTCGTCCAATGCCAATCGTTCATGATCGCCGTTAGGTTTTACAATAATGTGATAACCTGGTTGTTTCCAACCTAAATTGCGCTTCCAATAATTTCGGATTGCTTCTATTGTTGCGCTTTGCTTTGTAGCGGTGCAGTGCACCGCAATGTATTTAATTGTTCTCATAATCCTCTGTTTTCGTATTTCTCTAAATATTTAATCATTTCTTCTAATTCTCTTTTTTCCTGGTGCTTTCTTCTTTGTTCTTTTTTGCGCTGTTGAATTCTTTTTATCTCATTGAGTAATCGGTATTTTTCATTTTGCAATTGTTGTTTTCTGTTATCCAATTGCTGCGAAATATTTGCCTGTATTTCCGTTTCTGTATTTATGATCGATAATACAAGAGTGTCCTTTTGAAATGGTGTTAAACTGTCTGTAGCTTGTTTATTGCTGATTGGTTGCTGATATGGTTTTAACCCAAAAAATAAGATGGGTACCAGAATAAATAATTTTTTCATCGCATTGCCTCCTTTCTTTTTTCCAGTAGTTGAATTTCTTCTTCTAATTGTTGAATATCTTTTGATTTTTTTACGTTTCCATTTATCAAATGTTCCTGGGCTTTCTGCATGTACTGAAATGTTACATCCATTTGTTCTTTCATTTCAGCCCTCACTTCATCTTTCAGTTCATTACGGACAATTTCCCTAACATTAGCTTTTTCGGTTTCACATAGTTTTAATGATGCTTTTGAATCATTGTTTTCGGCTTTTAAACTTGTATTCTCGTTTTTTAATTCTTGCATACCATCTTTTATAAAGTATATCCAAATTAAAACAGCCAAACTTGCAGCAAGAAAAAAACCAACGAACCCACTACCCAGCCTTGTTTTGGTTACCCTAAAAAGCACTTGATATGCGCTTAAAAAAAGCTTTATGCCTTTATCTATTAGTGTTATTTTATCTTCCACGTTTTTAATTTACTTATTAATCATAGCCAACCAATAACCAACTGTCTGCCTTTGTAGACCATATTAAATTGGCATGGGTTTGAACTTCATTACCAAATGAACTTATTATACTTGTACCTTGAGGTTGTAAATTTATTTGCTGCCCTCTTGACACAGTAATATTGATTTGGTCTCCTTCATATATACCTCTACCAAATTGAACAGTTCCGCCAGCTCCACCACCTTGAAATATAATATTATATATATGTCTTCTCAATCCATCTATATCTAAAGCATAAGTACTTCCTGCTGATGGAGTATCATAATGAGTGCTGTCAAAAGAACTATGAAATCTGATATAATCTCCGGATGTAACTTTCATTGTTGCGTTACCAACTTCATCATCTGTATTATCAGCTTCAGGACGTCCGTAAGATTCGTGTGAAGCAAAATAGATTGGCACTTGTGAAGATGTCGGACCAGGTTGCTGTGAATTATCTGTAGAAATATTTACTATTCCACCGCTACCAGAACCGGTTGCAGAAATCACGTTACCTACAATTGATATATTGCTACCTGCAGTTAAAGCATCTTGTTTGCTATTCCAAGTTGAAATATTACCTGTTGTGATATTTTTTACGTGCGTAGGAACAGTAGGATCTGTTTCAGTAAATGACGATAAATAGCCTTGACTTTGTACCCACGTTTGAGTGGCATAGCCATTTAGTGCAGATGCTGTAATGTAACCTGCACCGTTTGTAAGCTGATTGTTATCTGTTGGTATTTGCGATGTTAAAGCATAAGCAGATAAATCTAACCAATCTTTAAACTGACCTTTTGTTGAATAAGTCCATTTACCTGTATTGTTATCAAACAACATACTATACAAAGGATTTACAGCAGGTGCTGAACCGTCGTATAAATTCCAAGCTCCAACGCCTAAAACATTTTGCCAATTAGGTATATTAGTTAAATTTGTTCCGTCTATGTTAGCTTTGTTCGTTCCTAAACCTGTAATACCTAAAACACTTTGCCAATTTGGAATATTCTGTAAATTACTACCAAACACATTTGCTTTGCTATCTGGATCAAAATTTCCATCGTGCCAAATCCACCTTGCAGGGTTCCATTGGTTAATATCGTCATTACGTGTCCTAAATCCTAAACGATTTCCGCCATTTCCATAAGTACCAAATATTTCTGTTTGATAACCACCTCCAAAACCTCCGAAAGATATAGTCGAGCCTGCATAACCTTGATTTGCCCAATTGTAATCAAACCAAACCGTATTAACAAATCCATTATTAGAACCTGTTCCAGAAGCATTATTTAAACCTGCTTGTGAATTTAAAATTATACTATTTTTAACACCTAAAATGTTTTTAGCTTCTGCGATTGTACTTGGTCGCCATAAACTATTGATATTGTCATAAGTCATAAAATATTCAATATCCCCTCCAGTTGTTCCAAGGTATTTTTGACCGTTCCAAAAGCCAGTATCTAACAAAGAATAAAAACCACTTGTATTAGCTTTGTTAGCTAAAATAGCGTTGTAACTATTCCAAAGTTGTATTAAACCTGCTGAAATAATTTCACCTTGTATTTTAACAGTATTACCTAAAGGGTTTATATTTAAATCTTTTCCGCCATGAGACTGTATAAAATTTTCTATTCCGTCGTAGCCTATGGCAAAATTAAAATTAGTAGCTACTGTAACATTGTTAGTTCCTATAATAGCGTTTTGACTATTCAAATACCCTTGATACCATTGAGCGGAATTTCCGTGAGCTAAAGTGTCAATTTGAGCATTCACATACAAAGGTTTCCAAATGTCTACTTTATTTGCGTCCATGAACATTATAAAATCATCTATATACCATTGGAACTTATTAGAACCGTTGTTTCTTAATAGAAACGTATAATCTTCATTTGAACTGCTTCCAAAGCCTTGATAAGCCGCTTCACCACCGTTAACATCTTGAAATGAAATATAATTATCTCCTGTAGTACCTCTTGATCTAAAAATAGCTTTATTGGGGCTTATTCCGTAAAATATAGGTGTCTTATTAGTTGCGTCTGCGCTATTAGAAAGAACTTGATCCCAAGTTAAATTAATTGCTGTTTGAGAGTTTAAATATCCCTGATACCATAGGTTGGCAGAACCGTAAAGTGTAGTGTTTATATTTCCACTTGTAAAATCAGTATCGTAACCAGATCGGGGCGTAATATCTAAATTACCATTTGCGTTATACGTTATTGATGCGCCTCCACCTTGATTTGGTGCGATGTATATACCCGATCCGTTTCCGCCTATCATGGATAAAGTAGAGCCAATTGTCAAACTCTGGTTTGTGGTATTTCCATTTGTTGCAACCTGCTGTAAGTTTAACGCTAAAGCTGTGTTTATTCCTAAAGCATTTTGAAAATCTGTTTTAGTTAAAATATGACCATTCCCTGTAGAACTATTATAACCATAAAAATAATCTATTCCAATAACTCCACTTACACCGCCAAAAGTATTAGTATAGCCAACTCCCCAATTAAAAGTATCATTTGATTGACCAACATTTAAGCTCGGATAATTTCCGCTTTGGTTGGCTTTTAAATTAAGCGCCGACTGTAAACCTTGAATATTAGCAATTGCGTAATCGATAGAAAATAAAATGGTACCGGCATTATCTTTAAAATCTAATCGACTTGGTGTGGTACCGTTCCAATTTGCATTAGAAACTAAATTGGTTACAAAGCTGCTTACCGGAATTGATGATAATGTTTGATCGTAATCGTTAATTAAATCTAACGTATTGTTGCTTGGATTGTATACAAACTGCGTACCCTCATTATTTAAAAAAGCAACATTTAGTGTAGATAAAACCACACCATTACCATCTTTTATTCGAATTAAAGCGTTTGCCTGATCAGCTTCTAACTGAATACCGGCTAAAGCATCTAATGTATTTTTATCGGCAGTTGTGTAAGCTGCTGTGATTGCATCTAAAATTGCTTTATTAATGTGGCTGTGTCGCAAACTTACAGCAGCAGCTATATCAGCATTTATTTGGTTGTAAGAATCCAACAATGCTTTGTTACCGTGTGTATGCGAATTGTCAATTACCGTCTGCGTTAGATTATCTAAAACCAGCTTGTTACTGTGCGAATGGCGCATTAAAAAAGCTTCATCGTATTCGCCTAATTTAATGGCTGTAGGTAACTGATAACCGTTTTGGAATTGCAACCTCTGTGTAGCAGTATTTAAATCTATACCTGCAGTATTTGCACCCAACGTTAATGCGTTGTGAGATTGTGCGCTTGCAGTATCCCAATCAATAAGATCCTGTGGTGTGATACTGTCTAAAACCGATTTGTTTGTATGGTTATGATTATTGCCAATGGTTGCCGCTAATGCTCCAGATGCGTTTGAACCATCGGTATTAGCTTTGCTATCCGGGTTAAAATTTCCGGTATGGAAAACAGTATATTCCGCACTGCCAACTTTTAGTTTTAATGCATTGATATCATTCGCTAAAAAACGATGTGTAGCCAAATTAATATCACCATATTCAATTGTCATTTGACCCCCAATAACACGCAAAACTCTTTTAAACGAACCGCTAAAAAGATCACTTGATATAGTATCGATTTTCCAACTACCACCAATCGTATTTATTCCATTGATATCGGCTTTGTTGATCATTGCCAAATCGTAAACAGATTTTAATACAAAATCTGGTAAAATAGGATTTTCAGGATCAGATAAATCTACCTGAGAACTTACAATAGAATTCACGATGTTGCCATCGATCATATCTTTTTTTATTTTCTCTGTCATTGAATTCTGTATCTGAATGTTACTTTCTTGTTGGCGGTAATAGGGTAAGCAATTTCCTGTCGATGGATTATCAATTTATTTTCTTCGATATGGTAACTATTATCGTTCACAAATCCACCGTTAATGTGCAAGTCGTACCATTCATTTTGGTTAGGCACGCTTTCTAAATTCAGCATGATAAAATTTTCGTTTGCTAAATCCTGTTCTGTTAACTGATATATAAAAACCTGTTTTTGTTTTGGGGATGCACCTGCAGAAATAGCGTCTAAAACCTGCTGTTTACTATATATATCTAAATTACTGTGTACAACTTGTTGTTGGGATGCTGTTAATTCTTGTGCGATAAATTTTAATGAACCAGTTTCAAATACAGGATTTTCTTGAAGATTTTTCTCTATACCATCAATATTTATAGTAATACCAACTGGAACACGACTGTTTAATTCTTCGGTTAAATTTGCAACATCATCAATACCAATAGTAATTTCGGTACCTTCTTTACCATTTATTTTTTTAATAAAGCCCGAAAACAGATTATGAATAGGTACAATTGTATTGTTTCCGTTTAAGAAATCAACAACCAAATCATTATTATTATCTAATGCAACATTTGAAACTCCTTGATTATTTATCAACTGATAATTAACAGAACTGCCGTTATGTTGCTGAACGGTTAATGTACTTGTTTCGGCATCGAATGAGATATTACTAACCAAACTATCAATAGCACCACTTGCTAACGCACCAATATTAACTAAAGCTTGTAATTTTTGTGATGCACTTAGATTTTGTTCTATATACAGAACAGCATAAAAATCTTCTGGCGGTGTAGGTGTTTCCGAACTTGGCGAAAAACCTACTGGCTGTACGGTTCCTATAACTCCCATCTTAAATACCTACTATTGATTTTGTTATTATTGGTTTGTAACCTGCAGTTGTTTTTTCAATGATCGGTTTACCATTACATTGGGTAAAAGCTGCGGGATTTTCTTTTATGTATTCAACTGCCATTTTTGAATACTGATCGGCATTGGCGTTTAAATTATCAATCTTGTTTTTTAACTGTTCGTTCATCTGCACGGCAATATTCTGTTCGTACGGTAGTGCATCAAATTTCATTTTAATTCCGGTGCTTGTAATTTCAAAAACACCTTCGGCACAAACTTTGGCAACGGTTGCGTTTACAACAGCTTTTGCCAAATAGTCTTTTACAATTTTATCGTGAGTAGATAAATCACCCGTTTTTAAATGCTTTAAAAATTCATTACAAAATGTAACACCTAACAATTTATCTTCAATTAATTGAATGCTTGGTTGTAATGCCAGATAGGTTTGGCGGCTGTTGTGAATATTATAACCCGATTGAAATGCCGATGTACTGTTTACGATGTATTGATTGTAGATTGTAGAATAGTTTTCGTGCCAATCTGGAAAAGATTCTGGATTAGCTTCGAGAACTTCTAACAATTCATCCATTGCGCTGTGTGCAGAACGAAGCAACTCCCGACGGATATCGTTCATTTGAAACATGGTAATGTTGCTTCGGTTATCGCTTGTTACATTTGCCATACCCGAAGCATCCATCGTAATTGAATTAAATGGCGTAAAAAGGAAATACGCAAAGTTTGCAGCTGCTGTATATACCAAATCCGTTACCTGCTCTTTTAAATCGGTATCAATAGATAAACCACTGATTTTGCTATAAAGATTACCTACATACTTTTTTAAAAATTCCCGATCGGCTTTTTTTAAATACGGTGTGAATTCATCAATCTCAAAATTGGGTGAAACTGATATGTACTGCTTTAATATTTCTACTGTATTAATCATGCTAAATGCCGTTTTGTGTTGATGTTGGATTTTTGTCTAAAGTTGTTATTTCGGTGTTTTCGTAAGCGAATTTTATTTTCGGGTTCCAATTGTTGAAGTCCTGAATAAATTCTAAAACCGATAGCGAAACATCACGGTCGGGTGTTTTAAGTGCCTGCATAATATTAAATGCAACACGTTTATCTGATCCTGAACCTGCACCCAGTTTACCGCCCGGAATACCTGCACCAATTACCGAAGGATCTACACCCATCGCAAACAACACTTCACTGTTTGCAGCTTCGGCTTCAGGCAAGTAACTACCATCTTTAAATTTATCGTCAATAGGAGTGATCTTTACTGCTGATATCTGCTGATCTTTGGCATCTGCAAACATGATCGATGAAATAGATTTGCCCGAATTTGTATTTCCGGACAATTCGTCGGTAATTGCTTCTATTAGTTTTTTACGTATTGACAGTTTTTTTTCTAAATCGTATTTTTCCCATTCTTGGTAATAAAGCTTTTCAAAATATCTTTCATCGATTTCGATGATGTACTTAATAGAAACCTGGTTTTTAAATATATTAAGCTTGTATTCGGGTACGCTGTTGGCAACTTCTAACCAACCGCTGTTAAGAATTGAATGCCAATCGGCTTCCGGGTAAAAACTTTCATCTGATACGGGATACCCGAAAGGAATAGTGAAACGATCGATATTTTTTTCGATGCAGTATTCAATTATTTCTTCTTTGGTTAAGTACGGATTTATTAAAGGAATTTCGGAAACGTATTCTGTATCTTCTATATCGATGTTACTTACATTCCCAAACTTTGAAGAAACATAAATTTTATCTACAAAACCTTTATTATTTGGTGCTGCATAACGGCACCATGCCGTTTTTTGTCGGCGAACAGATGCAATAGATTTGCGATCAACAGATAAAACAAATTCGGGAAAAGCCACATTGAACCATTCCAGATCTTTTATTGTTTCCTGTAAGAAAAGTTTGTATCTGATTTTTTTAAGGAATGCTTCAATTACCGGTTCTTCATCAATCGGAACAAATTCTACAACCTTTTTACCGGTTTCTGATTTACTGTTTTTGTACAGTGTTAAACCGTTACCGTAATGGGTGCGTTCTTTAACACGCATTGCCGATGAAGCCGAACCATTTTTACGGACCGCTTTAGCTAACGTAGTAGGGAATTTGTCTGAATCGCCCCACTCAATATATTTTTTACCTGCTTTACTGTTAGGTTTTGAAGTTGTATGCGAAGTTTCTGAACCATTCACACTTTTAACCATGGCAACATTTTGTTTTCCGTTGGTTTTTCCTTGTACCTCTACAAATGTTATATCTCCAAATCGTTGCATTAGTATATAATAGGGTGTGAGTTAATTGTTATTAAAAAATCTATTCTTATGGTTTTTACAGAACCATCTGGAAACTCAATGTTTCGCGTGCGGTTTTTATAATGGTTCGGGCGTTTGTTTTGCTTTACTTCATTTAGCACGGTAGCAACAGTTTCGGTTTTCTTTTTGTCGTGGTTAGCTTCTGGCAGTAAGCGAACGTTTTCGTGAAAAACATATTTACCGCCTTTACCTGTTTGATCATTGAACGTTCTTAAAGCAATGTCAAAAGGAGCAAACGAACCATCGGGTTTTCGAGTGTTCATAATTTCCAAAGCCTGCTTTAAAAAGATAGATGTTCTGTTTTCCATAGTTCAAAGGTCGATTTACAGCCTACCAAAAAAAAGGACATCATTTTTAAGCACGTTTTGATACCTTTTTTACACTATATTTTTAATTATCTATCTGATAATCAAAGATTAAAAGCATTTTTTTTATTTAATATTCTAATTTTAACACGAACGTGCCCGACGGTCGCCTTAAAATTTTTACAAATGCCATTTTTCAAAAAAAGGATATATGAAAACGCTAAATGTTAAAATTTTAACTTTTAGCGTTGATTTTCAAGGTTTTACGTGTGATTATCCAAGTTGGATACCACCTAACTGGTGAAATGATGAAGATTTTCGTGTAAACCTGTCGTTATACCTGTGGAAGATAGGCATATCGAATGCATCGGTTAAATGGGTTGCATGTTCTTGCGGTAAACTTTGATTACGTTCACTACTCTTGTTTTTCTCAATACCATTAGTACCTTCTTTAGCTTCTGCACGTTCCAATGCAATAATAAGATCCGGATTGTTATGCTCGTTAATACGTATGATTGGAAGATTAGGATCTGATTCTTTTAAACAAGTATTGATAAGTAAATACTTTTCTGCGTGAGTAGGTGCAGAGGTTTTAGCCATAACAATAACAGTCCAATCGTGTGCCGTTAGAATGTCTTTTATTTGTTGAAACAAAGTTCTACTACTGTTTGGCAGCTTGTTATGTCCATCGTGACCACCATAAATATAACATACTTTATGTTTATGGAATCTGTAGTAAGGTATTAGTTGTTCAATAAGTAAATCATCCAACAACTTAGGATTCTTAACAAACATACTTTTTAACTTTCGGTATTCTAAAACTTTACCGGTGTTGTTTTCTTGACCAACAGTAACACTATTGAAAACTCCAAAATCAAAAGAAAAATCTAAAGGTGCATTCTCATCAACATCAGTATCGTAAATACTAGAATGTTTATATAAAGTTCTAATATCAAACCCTTCCTGCGCACTGGTATTGTATGCTTCATAGTAATGTACTTTAGGGTTTAGGTTAGCGTAAAATCCATCCTTAACACCATTTGGGCGTATGTTTAATATTTCAGTATCATACATCAATTGGCTTGGTGCCTGCTCCTTCATTCTTTTAAACCAGTCTTTTTGCAGATAAGGGTTAGATAATGCAGAAGCCATGATAAATAAATATTCATCAGGATACTTTTTAGCTTTCGCTTCCATTTCTAATATCCACATACCTTTTCGAGATATCGGCATAGATGATACATAGAATTCAGATCCTAACAACGGACAATTTGCAAACTCTTTTTTCTGGGCACGGTTGGTTGTCTTAACGTTATTGTAAAGTTTATCAGGATCTAACGTTAAACCTTCATCACCAACTTCGGCATAAGAGTTCAAACCACGACCACTGTTTGGATTATCTAATGAAACCAATTGAAATATCGAACCATTTGCAAAGTGCATCACATTGTTCCATTGCTGTGGCGGTTGAAAAGGCATTGCAAAACCATGCCGTTTACCACACCTACCAATTACATAATCAACATCTTGGTAAAAACCGAACATTTCCAAACCTTCAATAGCACTGGGTAACGTACGCGAAAGCAATTGTGTGTAAGTAGCACCAACCAACGCAAAAGAAGCACGTGGCATTGCTAAAACCAAATCACGCATATGTTTACCCATAATGGTAGTTTTACCGGCACCACGCCCCATAATTGCAAACTTTCGTTTTTGTGGTGCGATGCTGATAAAAAACTGCGGAATAGTTAATTCAATATTTAAATATTTACGCCTACCTGCTACCATCTTCTTCTTCGGTTTCTTCGTTGTTTACTTCTTCAAAGTCTACATCGGTAGCATTAAAATCATTAAGATCTACTACACCTTTCACAATCATTTCCATAAATTTCGCCATTGCTTTATTGTTAACCGAAAGTTTAGGGGTAACTGCTTCGAATTTCTCTGGATTGAATTCCAAGTTTTCTTCTTGATCCAAACCACCAAATTTACTCATCAACTCAATTGCTTTAGCTTCAACTTTAGTATCGCCACGTTCACGTGCACGCTGCAGTAATTGAAAAGAATATTCGTACAGAAGTGCCTGTTTGGCTTTGCGGCTTGTTTCGTTTATTTCACCGTACAACAGTTCGCTATTGCGAATATCCGAATAAGCCTGTGCCTGCTCAATGTCAAACTTTTCTTTTAAAAATGTAACAATCTTTTGTTTGTTCCAATAATTTAATCGCAGCTGCATTACGTACTGCAGACGTTCACGAACAGCTTCCAAAGTTGGCGAAAGAGGATACTTTTCCGGATCTGCATAATATGCACGGAGTTTATCAAGCGATGTGTCGCCACGTTTAAACGCTAGTAGATTTGACATCGATTGTATTTTTTATGATTAATTGTTGTTCACGTTTTTGCAGGATATCTTTTTCCTGCTTTGCTATTTTTCGCAGTAGTTTATTACGTTCTGCAGGGTTTTCTTCGGCTGATAAATTCGCCTGATTTATTTTCAATCGTTTTTCCATTCGGCTAACCGATGAATTTATGTTTGCCTGTTCACGTAGCAATTTTCCCATAGAATAGGCAGATATATTTTCTACCGATGTTTCTTTTGGCAGTTGCTTGTGTTTTTGCCAGTATTCTATTTTATCCCAACAAACAGCATTTGCTTTAAAATTGCGTGATATACGTGTTTGTATTTCCAATGCAGTAGCTTCATCTTCAATAGCAACTTCGTTAAGCTGTACTTTTAACAGACAGTTTTCTTTAAACAGATTATTTGCTTCTAACAATATTGGGCGCAGTTCCGGTGGCAGTTCATGGAATAATGGCGCAATACGTTTGCTTTCTTTTTCGGCAGTTTGTAAAACAACATTTTCTTTTGGCTTTATACCTGGTGCAGTAACATTTGTAGGTAGTGCAGTAAGCTTGGTAGGTAGTGTACTTACCTGTTTAGGGATAAGCTTTTTAAGTTCGTAGATAAGCTTTTCTTTGCGCTGTGTAGTTTCGCGCAAAGCAAATTGGCGTAGTAACATTTTACTGCACCCTTTAGTGTTTTTATAAATTTTGACGCCTTTATTATAATCTGCGCCATTATCTAACCAATGTTGTATAACTTCCATAGTACAAAAATGGAAGTTGTAAAACCTTTAAAAAAGGACATTAAAAAACCACCCTTTTCGGGTGGTTAGTTTTTTAACTGTTAATTTCAATAGCTGTTATAACTTCATCAAGTTTGTTACAAATATCTTGCGCATCGTAAACAGGTGATGTATTATTCTCAATTCTAGAAAGTGCTGAATTAGTAATATTTACATTGTCATTTAAAGAATTTATTTCATCTTTAATTTCATTAAGAACTTGTATTAATTGTTCAAATTGTTCGTTTGTCATAATTGTTTATTTAGGTTTATTCTTTTATTTTTTCATATATAGTAACATTAACATCAATGTCACCGATTTTTTTAACTCGTTTATCGGTAGCTTTCCAACCTTGTGCTTCAATGTATTTAATTGCTTTACGGTAATCGCCTTTGTTAAACTTGTTGCCATCTTTATCGTAAATAGCCTGTGCATCCTTTAAATCGTAATTATTAGGGCGGAATTTATCCTGTCCGTAATCAATAAAAACACATTCTTCGGTAGTGAACGGTTTAATTGCTGCATAAAGTTCAAACGAATCTGCTACCTGGTTTAAATCTTCTTTGTTAACCATAATTTGCGCAGATACCGCCGATGTTGTTCCTAAAAGAACTAATAATGTAAGTAGTTTTTTCATGATAAAATTAATTAAGTGTTGAACAAACTTAACTAAAATTTTTAAAACAATACTAAATTATCAGTAGGGTTACTTAAATCATAATTAGCAGTTAGTACTTCAATTTTCTTTTTACCGGGTCCGCCAGTACCATTTGCTACACTAACAGTTTGCTCAATATTACGAGTAAACCAATTGTTTTTTTTGCTGTAATCGGTTAAAATATCACTAGGGTATGATGACATTAAAAATTTTCCGTCGCATTGCTGCAGGGTTATTAAAAGGTTTTCAAAATCATCTTTACTGTAACCGTCATAATGTCCGCAATCGGAGTTGAAATAAGGAGGGTCACAATAGTGAAATGCATCTTTATGATCACGACTTCTTATAATCCTCAACGCATCTGTATTTTCTATTTGTACGTTTTGTAAACGTATAGCCAAATTTTCAGTAAAACTATTTTTCTTACCATTCAGTTTTTTAGGCATCGTACTACCTTTAACATCATAACCCCAGGAACCATCTAACATAGCACTAAATGATTGTGTTGATAAAACCCAAACCGCCCATGCACGTTGAATGCGTGTAAATAAATGTGGGTTTTCATACATTACTGTAGCATCAGTATGCAATGATCGACTGTGTAAACTTATTCGAACCATTTTTTCTAATTCGATAAATTCATTTTTACATACTTCATAGAAATTTATTAGCTCACGGTTGTAATCGTTTATTATTTCGGCTTCACTGGGTTGTTTTGCCCAGAATATAGCACCGCCTCCAACAAAAGATTCAGTGTATGTTTTATGTTTTGGTATTAAAGGCAAAATAGTAGATACCAGGTTTTGTTTGCCGCCATAGTAACTAATTGGTGTTTTCATATTCAAACCATTGATTTTTTATATATTTGTAATCTCACATTCATATAATAGCAAAGCCACCATTAAGAAGACTTATGTCCTCCAACGGTGGCTTTGGTGCTAAATTTAAAATGAATGTGAGAGTTTACTTTTAAATGTTGGAGGACTTTTATTCCTCCTCTTCCGAAAGATCTTCAATTGTTTCTGTTCGTAAATCAAATGGGCTTTTAAGGCACCAACCTAATTCTAAACCTTTTTGAATTTCAATATACTTTCTGTTTTCAGCTTTCCTTTTGGTACTGTTTTCTACAACATACATTGTTTCTTTGTAGCCCAATTCTTCCAGAATTAAAACCAATTCATAATCACTAATGCAATCAACAGGAAAAGTATTCCACAAGAAAAAAAGCAACTGCGAAGTTTTCATCTTCATGTTGGCATTTTCGGGCGTACTGGGTTCAAAGTTATTTTTTATAAATTCTTTAATTTTTATTTCGTAACCGTACATAGCAAAAATTTTAAGGAAAAAACGCTCACTAAAAAGCAAGCGTTTTAAAACAAATTATAAACATTTAATTACGGTGTTACCGTGGTAACAACATCGCCTTTGTAAATTGGTGCAGGCCATTGCTGTTTATCGGCAATTGTAATGTTTAAGCCATTAACACCTTCACGCGGACCTTCAATGATATGTTCCTGGGTTTCAATCCAAGCAGCAAATTCATCACTTCCCATTTGGCGTAAGTTTTTTGTACCAATTTCGCGGATAAGGCAAATTAATTTTTTATTTTTTACCCAACGCATGAATCCAAGTAAGCGGGCTTTACTGCCAACAATTTGCCCTGCAAGTTCGTTTTGAAACAAACGGCGTTCTTTTTCACCAATCTGCGTTGATTTAATGTTTGGAGTTTCTTGGATAAACTCTAATTTTTCCCACTTTTTATCGGGTTTTAAAGTGTGTCCGGGTGTTCCTGAAATCTCAATCAATTCTTCTAAAGTTGCAGCTGCATTTGGACTATCACCGCACAAATCTTTAGGATCGGTCATTGTAGCTAAATTTTTTCGCTCAATGAAATACAAATCGGTCGATAGACCTGCACTTGGTTCACAGCTTTCGCCGTTAATGTCATCTAATGGAATATCTGGCATGGTTACGCTCTTTTAATGAATATGCATTTACCCATAACAAGTTCATGCAATAATTCAGGGTTATTTAATACTTCTTCTTGCGAATAAACTTCGCCATTGTAGCGAATGCGTTTAGGTGCATCGGCAGTAAAACCATAACCTTTTTCAGGTTTTTGTTCTTCGGCTTCATGCTGTGCTTTCGCATCGGCTTCCTTCTGTGCTTTCGCATCAGCTTCCTGCTGCGCCTTCGCATCGTCTTCTTGTTGTGCTTTTGCATCGGCTTCTTGCTGTGCTTTCGCATCAGCTTCTTGCTGTGCTTTCGCATCGGCTTCCTTCTGTGCTTTCGCATCAGCTTCCTGCTGAGCCTTCGCATCGTCTTCTTGTTGTGCTTTTGCATCGGCTTCTTGCTGTGCTTTCGCATCAGCTTCTTGCTGTGCTTTTGCATCTACAGCCTTTGTTTCCTGTACATTTTCTACAGGTGTAGCTGCTGCATCCTTTGATGCAGCAACTTCTTCTGTTTTTCTTACTGACTTTGCCATTTGTTATGGTGTTACAGGTTCAAATACTTCTTGTGGAAAATAAATTTTATTTAATTCATTGTTTCCTAAACCGCGAACAGCATCACCGTCAAAATTTCCAACAAATACCAACTGGTTAATTGCAAAATCGTAGTTTAAAGTAAATTCCATAAACAATTTTAGAACATAATCTTGTTTTTGGATATCCGTAATTTCTGGCTTATCGATAATGTCGATTAAACGTTTTAAGTTACCATCAACTGTAGTGAAAATTACATTACCAGGAATAGGCAATACAATAATTTCTAAATCTAATAATGGTGTTCTACCGGCACTGTTAGCAGAAAAATCAGTATTATCTCCATACGTATCTCTCCAAGCTTTTTTGTACAATAAAGCCATTGGGCGGCTCATAAAAACAGGACCTTTAGCGTAACGCAATGGAATACCCGTTTCGAATTCTTCAACAACATCAAGAATGTTAGCTAAAACAGCTACCTCTAATGGAATTGAAAACATAGGATCGGTTGCAGACAGCAAACCTTTTTTAAGCAGGGTTAATAAACCGTTTAAAGATTTTCCAAATTCTCCATCGGCATTAGCATCATCACGTTCGCCTTCCATAGATAAAATTTCCAAATCAATAATAACTTGTTTTTTCAAGTCATCAGTTATGTGTTCAGATATTTGGTGATCTTTTGCGTCTTTACCTTCCGTATATAATTTAGCCAACCATGTACCTAACATATCACTTGGCTTAAAAGAAAAGTTTACTTTTTGTTTAAAAGATTTTAAAAGTTTTGCACGGAAATTAGCTTCTCCCAATTCCTGCCATTCACTCTTAAATCCTTGTACTACATGGCTCATTAAAGAGTGAACCATAGGATACTCACCGTTTATTTTTGTCAGTGTTTGGGCGTATTTGTTCACCGTTATTTCGGCTTCATAAACCATTGACGACAATAAGTTAGGGTTTTCTTGAATGTAGGTCCCTAATTCTTCTTGAACTTGATCTAATTTTATCGACATATTTTATTTATTTAAATATTGATTTGCAAATTGATTATGGCTTGCTTTTTCATCAAACGAGCCCTTCTCATCTTCCTTCGGTTTTTCAGTTCCGGTAGGGTTTGTGTGCCCCGCAGATAAACCTGCAATACGTGCGGTAATATCTGCCTGCGTTGCATCGGCTTTTAAACCTAACGCCGTAGCAATTTCCTGTACATTGTTTGCGTGTTCGATAGTAGCAGTTTGCAATGCCGTTTCTGCTGTTGTTTTAGCTTCGTTTGCTGTTTGCAAAGAAGTTTCTAAAGTTTGTTTTTCGGCTACAGTAAAAACAGAACCCAAAGCATCTTCCATGCTTTGCAGTTGTTGTTCGTTGAAGTATGTGCCTTTTTCTTCATCGATGGCTAGGGCAGTTGCTACACCTATTACCGCCATCACTCGTAGGTGATTTGACATTTTCATATTAAGATTTGAATTATTACTATTTTGGGTTTCTTTGGTATTGAAGATTGATTGAATAAGCGTATCCATTTGCCCGATGGTATCGATTAATCCTAATTCTAAAGATTTTTCGGCATCATATGTTGATCCATCAAAAACAGATTCGTTTACATTTGGGCGTGCATCTTTCACGTTGTTAATGAATGTATCGGTAATAGGATCTAATTCGTTTAGAATGTAGCTTTCCGGATTTCCTGCCAATAAATCGCGGTACGATTTGTTTTTAGCTGTTGATTTGGTAGCATATTCGGTAATAACCTTTGCGCCTTGTTTTTCGTAGTATCCGGTTAAGTCAACAAACGAAATCATTGTACCGATGCTTCCAATCATATCGGCACGCGGATTTGCGGTAATGCTAGTGGTTGCCGATGCTATGTAGTATGCTGCTGAACACAAATAACCGTCGGTATAAGTGTGAATCGGTTTTTGTGCAGCCTTTAAAAAATCGTAGAATTCTGCGGTACCCGAAACCTGACCACCACCCGAATCTATATCAAGCACGATACCTACACACATTGGATCGTTCAAATATTCCTGAAGTACTTTTTGATGATCTTTAGTGCCAGTAGGTCCGCATGCCTGATTGTATTTAAATATGGTAGATTTTATAGGGTTTACCATTACAAACGGTTCGTTTGCTTTAGGTAACACCAAATCGCCCCATTTATCATAAGTAGCAAGTACAACCGTACCATTTTTTAAAACAATGGCAGGTTTATATTTTTCTGAAACTTTAAAATCGGTACCGGCTAATACCGATTGCAGTAATGGAAGCATTCCGTTAATTACAGAAGGTTCCATATACCATTTACCGCTTAATAAAGAATGTAGATTGTCGATCATTTGATGTTACACTATTTGTACGATACAAATTTGGTTTAGTGCAATACCAAAAAAAAGGACATTGATTTTATAGAGAGTAGTAAACCGGGCGTTTACGAGTGGTACCCTGTATTTCAACAGTAACAAAAGCTTTATCTGTAATAACGCTACCGTTTTTTGGTGTGAACTTCATAAACAAAGGTTCTTCGTTTGTGCCAAACAGTTTTTTAAAACCGCTGTAGTAACTTACTATGGCAATACCCGGTTTGTTTTTGTACATATCCAACAGCGTTTCCAGTTCTTCGGCACGGGTTAAAATGTTATATTTTAAGGCATTTTCGTACAATTCACCGCTGTTACTTTCTTTAATTTTACTGTCATCGCCAAAGCTTTCTTCATCTACTGTTGCGATTATACTTTTGGTATTGGCAGCAAAAACCAATTGACCAGAATTTTTATCGGTTAGCTGTATAGGCCAGTTGCTAACTTCGGTAAGCAGATAAAATTCAATTTTGGCAATACCGGCTAATTGTTCTTCTTTATATATTTCTTCCATTTTTTATATACTTTTTTCCGTAATTTGTCCCTTTTTTATTCCTTGTAATTCAATGGTTTACAAGCGTTTTTTTATCCTTGTCAGATTTTATATTGTCGTGTTTTCGCTTATAGTCACGATAAACGGTTTCAAACTTCAAATCATCTTCGGTTATGCCGTAATTATTTAAAAATTCTTTGATGGCTGCAGTAGCTTTTTCGCCTTTTACAATTTTTGAACGGATGAAAAGGTGCATATCTTCACGAAATAAATAATAAAGCGCACCACCCAGTGCATTTAATGTTGGGATATCGATAGAATGGCCCACATTTTTAAAACACCATTCGGTTAAAACCACTTCGTAAACATCATCGGTGTAGCGGATGCGTTCGTTTGGATTATAATTTTTAGTAAGTTTTTCGTGGACCATTACACCCAACAGACTTTGCCGGGTAATGGTGTGCTGTAAGCCATATCTGGCGATCAGATATTTTTTTACGTAGGTTTTGCAAGGGATTTTTAAGTTAATCATATAAAGTTGAGTGTTTTATGTTATAAAAATACACCCTTTTTCGGAACAAAACTACCGTTTTCGGGAATAAAAACCAAAAACGAAACAAAAAACTACCGTTTTCGGTGCTGTTTTTTTGAAAAAAAAGTTCCACAATCCCACATTGTTGATTTTTAAGCAGTTGCATTGTGGAAGGTAGTTCCACATTGTTGGAACTGGTGATGATTTGTTGGAAAGGATTTTTTTAGTTCCACAAGTTCGGACAAAAGTTCCAACACTTTTAATAATAATAATTTGTAATAATACTTAATATAAATAACTATATATCAATAAATTACTATATATATAAATATAAAATGTTGGAACTGTGGAACTGTTGAACCAAAAATCCTTCTTCTTCATGCAAAAAAATTTCTCTGAAATTTTATATTTTGGGGGTGTGGGGGTGCGGAATATCGAAACGGAGCGATACTGTATGTTTTTACAATAAGTGTATATAAAGGAAAAACCGATCGTGTTACTGATCGGTTTCAAGGGGGAATGGTTTTAAAGTGTAAGTTAGTTCTGTAGTGTAGGGGATTTCTTTTATTTGTTTAAGATAACCTCTTTTATATCCTCCAATATAGATATCCTTATCATCATTATACGACCGCAGGTAAAATATAATTTCTTCTGGATCATTTATACGCGCAATGTTGTAGGTTCTTTCTTCTATGAAGTTTAAAAATTCCGGTCTACTGTTGAAATTAAATCCAATCGTGTTTAAGTTTTTTGTTAAATAATCCTCTAGAAAAGCAACAAATTTTGATGATATTTCATCAGTGAAATGATCTGCTTTAGAATAAGGAAACTCAAAATTATTTCTATCCATACTGTACGTTTTAAAGGTTAATATTTAGGAGTAAAAGCACCGGTTATCCATTCGCTTACGGTTTTTACATCATTAAACCCGTAATCAAAATTGTCTCCAAAAGGATAATCATTGAAACCCGGATACCATTGTTTTTGCAAATGTTTTTTAGCTGCTTTATAAGGGTAATTTATTCCCATGTCTAAAGTAGTGTAAACCTGTTCACCATTAAATTCTGTTATTCTATGTAAAACCGTTGCAACGTCGCAATTAAAACCTTCGGTTAAATTATACATAAAGGTGGTATTTGTTCCCGTTCGTTTGACTTTATTTAAAAGATCTTCTGCACCTTCAGAAGAAAAGAAAGGTATAACTTTCAATTGCTTCTCTATTTCTATTAAATTATTTAAAAAAGCATGTCTTTCTTCTTTTGTATCAAATATATAATCACCAGATTCGTAATTATGTTCTTTTTTTAAATCGGAGTTAAAAAAACCGCCCCAAACTTTTACGTGATATTGGTATTTTTTCATGATAATGTTTTTTGTAAATATAGTTAACAATTATATTTTCTTTTTATAGTTTTCTTTGATTTCTTCAAGCTTTTGCTCAAACTTTGATTTTGCACGGTCGCGCTTCTTTGTTTCTACAACTAATGAAATAATTGCCGATAAGAAAGCAATTTGTTCGAGTTCAGCCATACCGTCACCAACATCAATAGGATCAAGATTTCCGAATTGTTCGACTATCTGTTCATCGGTTATCACTTCACCGGTTAACATGCAGTAAGCTTTGCGTACCGTTTCGTTTTTAAATGTGAATGTTACGTTCATAACTAACTAATTAAATATTGAAAATTAAACGTGCCGTTTGTTTCAACCACACGCCCCAGAACCTTCTTCTTTATCTTTACCAGAACTTCTTTACGGTTTATAACAATTTCAGCGTGTTTCGGGTTTGCTTTTTCCTGGTCTAAAACTGCCGAACAAACAGCTTCTATCTGTTCGGCTTTATTTTGGTTGTTCATTAGATAAAATCTTTAGGTTTTTCAATACGTTCATATTCGTACACCCACACATAAGGGTTTTTATCCCAACTTTCTATACCATTGATTTTTTGCCATAGGGTTTGAAAGGAATGTTTTGCAGATGGTCCAAACTTATCTTTTAAATAATGTTTAAATAAATAATCACCATAATTGGTTTTTTGCCTTTCAATTCCTTCAGCAATTGCATCAGCTTCGCTTATATCCTGCAAACGTTCCGCACGAACATTGGTTACATATATAAATATACGTGCAGCTCCTTTAGGCATGTGTATCGATGGTTTCCAACCGCCAATTGGTCTATGGCTATAATCTTTCTCTGGATGATTTACTTTATACAAAACATTGTCATCACTTCCTTGAAAGCAAAAGCTTTCACGAACCCAAAGGATATCACCAATCTGGTATTTTGCTTTCGATGTGTTTTTTAAATCGCTGCAAGCAGAACATACTGTATAGGTATCATCAACCCAGTAACACGCTGTACCTGTTTTTTCTATGCATTGTGTGCAATCGGTATCTACACAACCGCAAAACATACATTGTCCGAATTTGCTTTTTATAATTCTGCGTGTCTGTGTTTTTCTTCCGGATAAATTTGCCTGTACCATATCGGTACCAAACAAAATCGGTTTATAAATATTTTTCATTTTCATTTTGATTTTAAGATTTAGATGTTCCCGACACGTATGTCGGGAACTGTTAAACTTCAATTTGGGGTTTACTCAACGGTTGGTTGCAGTTCTGGCAAACTATCTGTGTTATCTCGATCGTTACTATTGTCTGTAACACTCGTAGTACTTGCTGTTGGTGTGTACACTCCAATGGCAACGTGGTAATTGTGGTGTTTGAGCGTGTAGATCTTCTTTTGCTTGGCTTTGACATCGATGTAATTAATAATTTTAGCTTTCGCTGTTTTTTGGTTTGCCAATTCGTTTAATGCTTCGGCTTCTTTGGTAAAATCTTTTTCGTTAACAAAGAATTTAGGCTGTGGTTGTTTTTTTGCTGTCATTCTGCTTTTTTTTATTTGTTAATACTATTTCAATAGCTTCTTTAATTTTTTCCAATTCGCTTACGCATACATCAATGTAAATATCATCAGGAAAATCATCCATACTATTCTCAATTTGTATTTGTGTAGCATCTTTTTGAATTCTAAATTCAAATCTACCTTGATCATCTTCTGAAGTAAATATTACTTGATAATCGTTTTCATATATATATGACATCTTATTAGCCTATTACGATCAATAGGGAAGTTTTAAGGTAATTTTTGTGATATATTTAATAATGGCTAAAGACCTTTTTTTAGACAGTATCAGATCTTTTTTAAATGTTATAGCTAACTTGTTGCTTACTAAACCATAAGATGAGAAAGGTTGAACTTTGGATAGCATATCCATAATTCCTTTATCTTTCTGAACTATTTTTATAAATTCTCTTGAATCAGGAAGTCTATAATTTTTCCATTCAAAAATTAGCCTTTGAAAAACTCTACCGTCTCTATAAACTACTTGCTTATGCAAACATTTATCAAATAATTCCGAAAAATTATTAAAGTCGTTTTCTATCGAATATTCATCTTTTTTTGACATTTTAATTCACCACTTACTACAAGTGGGAAGTTTGATTGTTGTAGGAATAATTAGCTGAAGATTTAAAGAACACAAATAACCTGTTACCGTAGTAAATGGTTCCGTTGTATAGGTAGTATTTATCGTTCCCTTTTTTTACTACCTTTTCTTTCCATACGCAAAAAGGTTTTGCAAAAAGCCTAGCTTTAATGTTTTGTAGCATAGTACGAGTTTTAAAATTTTCGGGTTTGTTTATTCTTTATAATTAAGCTGCGTACGGTGAAGAATACACCAAACACAAATACTGTTATTAAAATGTCTAAAATCATAATGGTTGGTTTTTAACGTGTATATTTTATAATTGCATCTTCAATATGGTAATCTTCATTATCATACCATTTATCTCTTATTTTTTCTTTACTCTCTGAAATCTCTAATTTTTTAGAGTAAGCTAATTCGGTGAATGCTTCCCACCAGTCAAAAAAATTATCATACATACTTTAAAGGTTTAATTGTTATCTATTTGTTCAAAATTTGTAGTTACATAAACACTGCCTTGGCGGTAAAGCTGTCTAAATTCAACTTTATCCATATTGTCGTGAACGTATCGCGGGTACGGATCAAACTTTCCAGTCAACACACTTTTTAAAAAGTACAAACACCCTTCGGTGCGTAAGGCATTAAAATCTTCTTCTGATGCCTGTTTTAATGTAAATGCTACTTTCATAATTCAATATTTAAAAAGGTGTATCATCACTCGGTTCACCGTTTAATTCCATTTGCCGTTGAATAGGTTTCATTTCTTGCGGTATAACCGGACCATTTTTTACGGAATAGATTGGTTCACCGTTAGCATCAAAATTAGTATCAGGTGTATCAACTACTTCGTTTCTGTCGAGATTCAAAATATTACCCTGCATCATGGCATCGTAATCAAACACAACAGCACTTGTAGAAATTTTACCGAAACGTTCACTACCCACAACACCCAAAAAATATTTTTTGCTTTTAAAATAATTGCGTATGGTACCTTCGGTAATAACTTCGGCACCTTCACGCATAGAAATTTCTTTATGATACAGCTGATGCACGGCATTCAATCGTAAAAAAAGCAAACGCTTATTGTCTTTATTTGTCCAAATCATATCCGGTTCGCCTTTACGTGTTTGAAATCGAACAGATAGTTTAGCATCTATTTTAAAATGCTCACCTTCTTTAATAAAATATCTATCTAATAAGTATTCCATAACGCGCCAGAATTCCGCCAAACCTTCGCTTTCTACAATTAAATCACTGCTTTCTAAAATCATATTTTTAAAATGGGTGTAAACATCTTCCCATTTAAAGGGCATGTTCATTACTTCTTCGTAAATTTTAAAAGGTGTAAGCAGTATCATGTAGCTTTGCATCATACGTTCCTGGTATTCGCGACCTTTTAAATCGGTTTTAATCATCTTGATCAGTTCGCTGTAGGTGTCGTGAATATTTTTCAATACAAATTCCTGATGCACCAACAGATCGGTAATTAAACTGCTTAAACCTTTTTCTTCCCAAGACTTTAACAGGTTAAAATCTTTCATTTGTTCGTTGGTAAATGCTTCCTGCGGTTTTATAAAATGCATTAAGATTGATCGCGATGTGATTGAATTATCATCGCGGCTGCTTAAATATTGCGATGCAATAACAAGCGGTGTTTTTACCTTAACCGTTGCCGTACGTTTATCATCGTTGTATTTACTTAATTCACGACCACGACCATCGTATGCACCTTTTATACCTTGAAAAATTTTGTCGTCAATGTTGTCGTTGAATTCTTCTAAAAAGTTTGGAATGTTGTTGAAGCGTGCCAAACGGCGGTTAAATGCCGAAATGGTTGCCGTATTCAAATCAAACGGAACCTGTTTGTGTGTAAACATATTGGTAAGGCTCATGCCGTATTTTGTTTTACCCGATCCTTTTTCGCCTGTCATAAAAACAAAAGGGAAAGCTTCGTATCTCTTTGAAAACACATTACGGTAAAGCGATGCAAGATTAAAGCAGATACCGGTTGAAGCTTTTTCAAATCCGTAAACCTTTACCATTTGATCTGCCCATTGGTAAAATGTTACCGGACTTTGATTGTAAACCAAACAGCGGTCGTTTTCGTAATCATCATCATCATCATCGTTGTATTTGTTTATTTCCGAAAATGCCGGCAAATAGTAATGGTTGCTTTGCGTGTGAAATTCTGAACTGTTTTCGGTTTCAACCGGAATATCCAATTCTATTACACCGTACGGATTGATTTTTTTTACAATGCCTTTATAAAAAATACTGTCGGCAAATGCAAAAAAGTTGTGGCGGTCGTTTGTACCAAGCGTAAAAACTTCATTAGCTTTTACAAATTCTTTAGACATGCGGTTTCTAAACAAATAATAGTGGCTTGCTGTGGTATTTTCTTCGAAAACATAATTATCATCACGAAAAATTATTTTTTCAAAGGTTGTTTTAGCAACAAAATCATCACTGTTAATGGCTAAAATGCGTTTAATTCCGTCTTCGTTTACTATTTCGCAGATACGTTGATTGTTCTTTTTACCGCCAATATGGAAAATAGGTGTAACACGGAAATTTGTTCCTTTAAAAAAGCCTTCTTTACCACGAAACCAGTACGAATTACCAACCGTACAGTAACGGTGCTGTAAAAACTCTTGATAATCTGCACCTTTAGGCAGGTTTAATTTTTTAAGTTCTGCATCTTCAACTTTCAGCTTTGATTTTGCTTCGTCTTCAACACGCTGTTGGATATCATCCACATAACCACGAAGTTCTTTTTCGGAAATTTTTAAAACTTTCGATAAATTTTTGGCAAAATCTTTACGTATGTAATCATCCTTAATGGCAAAAAGCATATCGGCAACTTCCTTAAAAACTTCGGGCATTTTGTAAGCATCATCTGCAGCACGGTTTTTTAAAAGGGTAGTTTTCCAAGTAACGGCATCGGTACTTTTATCTTCTATGTATTTTTTAAGGTTGTTTTTTTGCGAAAAACTGTCGGGATCTTCGCCCTCTGGTAAATGGCATATCAATACACGTAACCCGGCACCCAACAAAATATTGATATCTTTAACAGCGGCTCTGGTACCTGCACCTAATTCGGTATGATTGATATTTTTATAGGCTTTTTCTAAAACTTCAAAATCAGCGGTATCAATTACTTCGTTGTACTTCTCCTTTATATCATTAAAAAATTCGGTAACGTTTTTTGATTGCAGATCAAACTTTAAATTATACTTTTTTATAACGTTTTTACCTTCAGTAATGAAATCTTTATAAGTACCAGGTACATCGTTATCACGGCAAATTATAACAGTACGTGCGTAGCGCGCTATAAGTTCGGCCTGTTTATCGGTTAAGGCAGTACCACATGTTGCAATAGCTGTATCAACACCGTTTTGGTGTGCTGCTATAACATCGGTATAACCTTCCATTAAAACCGCCTGCTTGGTTTTGTGTATTACGTTTTTGGCTTGGTATAAACCGTAAAGCGTAGCCGTTTTTGAATAGATATCACTTTCTTTACTATTCAGGTACTTTGGCGAATTATCTACGTTACCCGACTGCCGACCGCCAAAACCAATTACTTCGCCTTTTACGTTTTGTATAGGAAACATTAATCGATCATTAAAAAAATCGAAGTTTCTACCGTCTTTTGCCGAAATTAAACCTGCTTGTACACCTACATCGTACAAAGCTTTTTCGGTAAGTGATTTTGTAACAAGCCTTTCACCCGGAGTGTATCCAATACCGAAGCTTAAAATACTTTCTTGGTTAATATTTCGTACACCAATCATAACCTTTGCCCAATGGGTTGCAGGTAGCTTTTGCAGTTGTTCTTTATATTCTTTCGCAGTGGCACGCATTACACCTAATTGCTTTTCGCGTGCATTATGCTTTAGCTGCTGTTGTTCTGTAAGGGCTTCGTGTTCTACAAGAATACCGCAGATGCCGGCAACTTTTTCAACAGCTTCTATAAATGTGCAGTTTTCACGTATTTTAACGAATTCAATAGCATCGCCACCTTGATTACTGCTGTAACAAAACCATGTGTTTTTTACAGGATTAACCATAAATGATGCAGTTTTATCTTCGGTAAAAGGCGATCGGCAATTGTAGTTACTACCCGCCTTTTTAAGATCGCAGTATGAACCGATAACTTTAACTATATCGGCTTCACGAACGTGGTCTATTGTGGTTTCTTTGATCATGGGTTAGTAGATTGGCGGTTTTGGTAGTGCTATTGGATGATAGTGAGTAATATTTAAATGACAATCCCACGAACCATTCCCATAATAGCATTGGATAGAAATAGATTTATATGAATCATTATCAATAACAAAATAATTACCATCGTATTTAGGATTATCATCTTCACTTTCAATTTTTACCCAACCGTTGTTGTTTTCAATACCAATCAGTGATTTTGGTCTCCATTTATGAGTATTACTATCAGAAAAGTACCCACCTTCAATATTATTGTCATAATATTCTCGTGTCATTCCTAAATCTAGACATGTAGGAGATACAAAAACATTATCTTTATTAATCATTGTACACCATCCCGAATCATCTATATTATTCTTTACTTTGTCGTAGTATTCACCGTATGCTTCCTTAATTTTATCTTGCTTTGTCATAACTATTCAGCATTAATTATTGTAAAAAAATCATCTTCAAAAGTCCAAGTATCGCACGAAACCAACTTTACACCGTCTTTACCTTTTAGCGATGGATAACCTTCTTCATCAAAATTGTTTATGATACCCTGTTTGTTGTAATCCATTGAAAGGTGTAATACCTGCTTTGCCAGTTTTTTAGCGTATTCGGCATACAGATCACCTTTTTTATCGTATTGCCAAACAAAGAAGTTTAGGCACTCATTTAATAAAGCTTCGGTAAATTTTTCGGTATTGAATTGAATAACACATTCCCAGTTGTCGTATTCAATTGTATATTTTTTAATAGCCATAGTTTAGTTTTTTAATTCGGTGATTAGTAAAATCATAGATTCTATAATATGTATGTCCTGCTTTGCTTTTTTAGCAAGCTGTTGGTGTTTTAATATGGTTTTTGTATAACCGAAATACATGTGCTTATTATCTGTAATTATTTTGTTGTTACGTAAATGACATGTATGTTTTATTTTATATTCGTGATACGCCAACCTTAGTTTTGTGGTTGCCAGCAAATCGGTTAAAATCTTTGGTGAGTTGAACAAATGGCAAATTGCCAATGCATCTAAAAATTCTGGTGTTTGCTTTTGGTTGGCGTAAACCGAAATTTCTTCGATAATTTTAGATCCTAATGAACTGCTGTAATTGGTAAAGTGAACAAAAGCTTCGTCTAACATAATTGGCAGAATTTCTTCCGAAAAAGTATCGGTAAACATTTTGTAAGCTTCTGCAGGCGATGTGTCTTTTAAAAAAGTTTTCATAAGTTATATAGTTACGATGTTAAGTTTAATGGCTTGTGTTATTACACCGGCTTTGCTTTGCACATTCATTTTTCGCATAAGGTTGGTTTTATGAGTATCTAAAGTGCTTTGGCTTATTTTCATGAAAATTGCAATTTGCTTATCTGGATAATCGGTTGCCAGAAATTGTACAACTTGCAATTCGCGGGCGGTAAGATAACTACCATTAACGTTTACTTTTTTACTTTTCCATTTTGCACACATACAGCACGGTGAACAAGCAACGGCTTCTACATTACCAATGGTGCCGTCTGCATATATATCGGTTTGATTATCTGCTGCACCGAAGCAGTGCATTACAAATTCTTCTAACGCGGCACTTAAAGGTAATTTACCAAGATCGCGCATTGCGATATCATCATTTAAAAACATTTCCAATAAATTGTCTTTGGCGATATCATTTAGCTGACTAAAAGGTTTTGTTTGTCCGTTTTGAATAAAAAAAACTTTTCGGTGTTTTCTTTCAGCGAATAATTCAATGTTTTTATCAGTGGGAATTATTCCGGCAATTAAATTTTGCGTAACTTCGTTCATGATTTTATGATTTAGAGTTTTAAACTTTATTTCTATTAAGCCAAGGTTGCACCCTTGGCTTTTTTTATTTATTGAGATTCTTTATTTTTCTATTCACCTTTGAAATATTCCGTTTTCGGGAATTGTAGTCATCAATAATGGTACTTAAAATTTCGATATTGGTTATTCTTCCCATAAATATTTGACTGATATAGTCGGGCGAGATAGGTGTTCCTTTAGAATTCAGCACACCTTTTTCTTTTAGCCGATTTGCTAAAGAAGTACAGTATCCGCGACCTAGCAGTACTTTCATCTCATTCAGCTTATTTTGATTTATCATAGAAAACTACTATTTAGTTATTATTCCCGTTTTTGTATCTTTATATTGTATTATACACGTATTAATAAGTATTAACACGTATGCAATATTAGTACAAAAAAGGGAATAAACAAACAAAACGGGAAAATATATTCCTTTTTTCGGGAATTTAACAATTTGATTTATGGATACAATAGGAAAAAGATTACAATTCTTTTTAGACGCACAAAAAATAAAAACACCTGATTTCCTAATGAAAACGGGCATTTCAAAGACTACTATATATAGATTGTTGAATGAAGAATCGGGAATAAACAGCACTAATATTGCACGCATTATTGAACATTATCCAATGTTAAATATTACATGGCTTATAACCGGAAACGGAACTTATAAAAATGAAGTAAGTACAAATAACGGATTTAATGAAGACGCGGAATCGTATTTAACCAAAAATGATGCAGATTTAAAAACGAAAGTCCGCACCATTTTAAACAATGAAGTTGTGTTGGATGCCTTCATTGAAATACTGAAAAGATATGATAAGTAG